CAAGAACATCTCCATCTCCATATGCAGTTGCTGCTGCGTTTGTATCCGCTAATGAGCCTGCAAATGATTGAATTTTTCTAGTTCCCATAGATATAAGTTGTCCAGTAGAGTTTACTGAAAAACCTGTTTCTGTAATAGCACCAGAAGTGCTATCTTTATTTATTACATTGAATCCGGCTTCTGAACGAACCGAACCGCTAAAAGTTGTATTAGCCATTTTAAACCTCGTAGTTAAATTATATCATCTCTTCTACTTCGTCTGCTAGGGCAGTTGATATAATTGTTATCCCTAGAAATAAAAAAAAGGAGGGGAAAAATCCCCTCCTAATCCGTAATCTATGCTCCCGGTGAACCGAAGATACATCTCCAGTCTGAGAATCCGAAAGAATATCTTTCAGACGCTTTGAATCGCATATTTCCTGTTTCAAAATCTGGTTCCATTGATGTTTTCAAAGGTCTTCTTTGGAACATCTTTAGTCCAGTGTTAGTTAAATCTGTTAAGATGAAGAACGCATCTGTATCAGTTAAGTAGTGGTTTACTACATAACCTTCTGGGAACATTCCCATGCTATTTAATGCGTTAACATCATTATCAGCAGTACCAACTCTTAGTTCACTTTTCAAAATTCTTTGAGCAGTGAAAGCTAATTCTTTTGGTATTACTAACTTTCTAGCCTGTACAGCAACTGGAATGTTTCTGTCATCAGCGAAACCACCAATCGAAATGATTGCGTTTTCTAAAGATGATTCAGAAAGATCAGCCGCAGTGCTTGGCTCATTTGATTGAGTACCAGCTTGTACAGTTGGGTGGTCAGTAGCGATAAGCTCCTTACCATCTCCTCCTGGGAAGCTAGAACTAAATGCATTGTTTAGTACGTTTGCAGCTTTTACTTGTTTAGTATAAGCCATAGAACGTGCAAGTGCAGCAGTGTATCTTCTAGATAGTGTATCATAAAGATTATCTTCAACTGCTTCTTCAGTGATTGCAAAAGCAAGTGCAACTGTTTCATGCACATATCTTGCTGTCCACTGTTCAGCAGCAGAATCAAATTCTACAGATGCACCTTCAGATTTTGTTGGTGCAGCACCAAAGCCAGTGATAAGAGTTTCCTCTTCAAAAGCTCTTTCTGAAGTTTCTTCTGTAAAGATTTCTGCGTGTTCACGTTCCCATCTTTTGTACTCCAACCCGAANAGGGCGTGGAGTCCAGGTTCTAACTCTTTTACGAGTTGACTTCTTGATATAACAGCCATGTTATTATTCTCCTATTATACGCCCACAGTACCATCAGCATCAATGTGTTGGTTGAGTTCATGTTCATGAATTACAACCTCAAGGACACCGTTAGTTCCATATGAGTTTTTTGGGTCATCATACTTACGAAGTATTCTTAAATTCGCAGTACCTGTACCTGTTGTTCCACTAACTTCTACTTTACTTTGACCAGTAGTTGTATCACCAGAACCGACAACGATGTCAGCTAGGTTTCCTATGTCAGCAAAATCAGCAGAACCTGCTGATTGTACTGCGTATACAATATTTGGGTCATCATAAACGTATGCAGTTACGTCTCCGCTACCTTGTGTAGCTGTTCCAGTTGGAAAGTATCTTACAAATTTGACCTCTCCGTCTGATGCAGTATATTGAGCTCCAGCGAAAACACCTAATATCCTATTACCAGCGGCAGCTACATCAATGTAGCCTGTGCTTAATAGTTTTACACAATCACCAGTAAAAATGTTGGATGATGTTCCACTTTCTATCTTATACTCATTAGCTCGGATTTGTCCTCCTGTAAGATGTCTTACTGGTCTCATGCCAAAAGCGGCATCTACGTTAGCCATAATNATCTCCTAATTTTTAAAATAGTTAAGTTTNCACCGAGCATCAATCTAGTTATCAATCATCAAATTCAGACTTTTTNTTGCCTGTAGTTGTTGTTGAATCTCTTTGCTGTGAAATTGGCATTGAAGGATGTTGTTGTTTTAACAAATCATTATCAACAGCTGCTGTCTGCCTACGAGTTTTTTGTTCAAAGAACTCTTTCTTAGCTTCTGACATTTCTGTTGGTATCTTTGCTAGAACTAAATCACCTGTTCCAATTACACCTGCATATTTTCCAGATTCATGTTTTGGTGCGTCAAATTCTGGGTGTTCTTCAGCCCGCACAAATTCATATCCCTCTCTTCTTTTTTTGGATATGTTTTGTGAATCATCCTCCCCCCCAGATGTTACTCTTATCCATCGGTATTTTATTCCATCTACCTTTGGGTCTGGAGCATCTAAATTATTGGGAGGCGTATAGACTATTTTGCGACTTGTTTTTTCCCTAGTCGAGTGGGTTCGATTTTTATTGGTCATTGTCGTTCCTCACGAATTTCGCATATTCTTCTAGTGGCACACCTAGTTTACGAGCCATAGCGATCTGACTCTGATTCATACGAACCTTCTTAGGTGCGGATGGTGCTTTAGTTACACCAGCTACCCTTTGTTTAGGTCTAGCTTCTTCTCTTCCTGGGAAGGATTCTGCTAAACGTCTATCTAGTTCTGAATAGTAATCCTCACTAGATGGATTGTAGCCTTCCATTTTAAGAGCCGCATCAATAGCATAAGCAGCACCAGTTTTTGCAACATCAGTTCCAAACCAGGAATTATCTTGTGCCCATCTTAGAGCACGAGGGTCTGGTTGTGAAACAGGTTGTTCTGTTGGTGCGGGTTGTTGTTTAACCTCTTCTACTTTTGACGTAGGTTGCTGTGGAGTTGGTTGAACAATCGGTTGTTGATTGTCTAACATTTTCATCTCAGCTTTGAACTCTGCAATGTCTTCAGCAGCTTTTAACATACCATCTGAGTCACCCGCATCATATGCACTTTTGTGTGCTTTACGAGCTGCCTCTAGTCCTTTTTCTGCATTAGACTTACGAGTATCGTAGTATTGTGTTTGAAGACTTGCGTAATCTTGGCTTACAACATTTTTCTTTTTAACTTCTTCTTCAAGTTGTTGAATACGATTATAAAAATCATTACGTTGTCTTTCAGCTTGATTAGCTCTCTTTACCAATTCGTTAATACGATTTTGGTAACGATTGCTTTTTTTATCGTCTTCTTTTGCAACTTCCTCTTTAGGTTCGTCTTGCTCTTTCTCAACGAGACTTTCAGTTTCAGTTGGCGTATCCTCTGGTTTAGAACTGTGTTCTACTTGCGTATCATCAGTAACTGCTTCGATGTCTGAGTTGTCTTGTTCTTCCTGTTCTGGAATATCAAGTTTATCAAACTTCTTGAGTTTAATTTCTTTACCATCGTCTACGACTTGCATCGGTTTTTTTTTGCCCGAAGAATCGTGTACAATTTGCATTGGTTTCTCTCCAAAGTTATTAGATTAATTTTTTGCGTAACTGGATGTTACGAAATATTTTTGATATCTGGAACTAGTCCTAATATCTCGTCATCATTCATGATGCGAAGTTCGGTCTTACCGAATTGAAAACGATGACCAGCATACTTAGCGAACATTACATGATCTCCAAGTTTGCACCAAGGTTTTGACATATCTTCTCTGTTGTATGCGTCTTCACCCATTTGTATTACTTTGCCAATAGAGGCAACATTGCGGTGTTCTTGCACTGACTTTCCTGGTAGATAAATTCCACCTCTGGTTTTGTCGTCAACGTCTAAAACTTGAACAAGTATTCTGTGTCCAACAGCAGTTGGATGATTCTTGTCTAGTTTTTCTTCAGTAAGACTAAATTTTGTCGTTGTCATCGGCTATATTCTTAGCTGATTCTAATAACAAATCTTTTGCGGTTCGTAAACCTTTTAATTCACCAACCGAAATATCGTAGTTTTCTTTAGGGATTCGACCCTGTTCAAAGGCATCTTTGATACTTTCGATCTCCCTATCGACTTTATTTTTTAAAAAGGTTATAAATTTAGGTAGTTCCACTACTTTTTCTTTTTAACTCTTTTCTTCTTCATCATTCCGCCTTTTTTCATTCCAGGCTTCTTCTTCATCATTCCGCCACCACGCATCATAGCCATTGATGACATTCCTTTTTTAACTCTTTTCTTTTTTCCCATCATGGTAAATTCTCCTATATGATTTTCGTTTTACTACTGTATCTTGATAATATTCTTTATCCCAGTTTTTGTAGTATCCTTTCTTTTGGAGTGACTCTGAAGCCTTCTCCAGCTCATTATATGGTTGGATAAGAACCATATAAAACTCGTTTTCAGTTTCAAGATTATCTTCAAGAAACTCTACCTCTTCTCCATCATCGTGTGGATGGAATGGCATAAGATAAACATCGTTGTAAACGTAAGCATAATTTAAAGCATCTATATAGCAACCTAATTCTTCAGCTTCAATATTAAAATCATCACAAGCAACAACGACAAGTTTTTTATTTTGTTCCTTTATTGTTCTTGCTTCTGATGTAACAGTATACAAAAAATCTTTACTATGTTCTACTTCTACAATCTTAACTTCGTTTTTAAGTCTTGCTGCTTTTGCATAAGGACATACAGACCAACCACCAAGTTTTTTAGATGGTATTTCTAAAAAATTTTCAGACCACTCTAGGATTTCTTCAGTTATTGTTTTTGGCATCCATAACTTTCTGTAAGTCGTCTTCGTGAACAACTATCCAAAAACCTTTTCTGTTTTTTTGACACAAAGCAATCACAGGTGTTTTGTTTTCTGCGTCTGCTAGTTTTTTTGTATCATCCCACAAAGAAAGAACTGCGTGTTTTTTCTTCTCTATTTTTTGTACCAAAGTGGTACTATTTAGTGTTGTCTCTGTCTTTTTCTCTTTGCTCACGTTCTATAATCGTTCTTGCTCTTTCTATCTCAGCTTTTTGGTCTGACATAGCTTTTTGATATTGAGACCTAGCAATATCACGTTGTTCGTTACTTCGCAATTTTTCTCTGTCTATTTCAATATCTGCCTGTATTTTATCACGATCTAGAGCTAATTTTGATGCATCTATCTGTGCTTTTGCAGCAGCAGCTTCTTCTTTTAGTAAGATATCTCTTTGTTTTATCTCGTTTCTTACTGCACCTTCTTGAGCTTTTCGTTGTAAATCTTGTGCTCTTAATTGTAAATCTTGTTGAGCTAGTTGGAATCTAGGGTCTTGTGCTTGCTGTTGTGCGGCAGCAGCTTGAGCTTGTTGTTGAGCAGCAGCAGATATTTGACCTGCAACTTGTGCCTGTGCTTGTGCAACTGCGTTCTCTACATCTCTATCCATAGATTCATACTCATCACTCTTACCAGGATTAAATCTGTCGTACTCTGGTGCTGTAGGAAGTTCTATGCCTGCGTTTGCAAGTATAGACATTCTGTATTTGTGAGCTTGGTGTTCTTGTATGTGTGCTTGTACTGCACCTGCTAATGCTTGTTGTAGTTTAGGGTCTTGTGGAATAATTGATGGGTCGCCCATAAACGCTTCGTGCACTGCTATGTGTGCATCGTGGTCTTGCCATGCGTATGCTTTTACAGGTCTGTTATACATCATTGTATAGTTCTCTGTAGCTGGGTCCATGGGTTTAGAACCTATCTCTGGTATCAACATCTCATCAATGTTCTCTACATCAAGTGCTTTGTATAATCTTCTGTACGCTTCACGAAGATCATGTATCTGCGGAGCTTGTGAAGCAGCTTGCAGTTGTGTTTGTGCAAGTAAAACTCTTTGTGCTGTCGAAAAGATGTTAGGGTCAGATACTGGGAGGATATCGACTCTACCATCAAAATCTTGTCTGAATATTTGTCTCCCCACACCTTCGACAGCATAAGGGTAAAAGTTTGGTAGAAAGTCGAAATTTGTTCTAGCTAAT